TTAAGTAGATTTATTGAATTTGATGCAACATTAACTTCTGCGTCAATGAACGTAAACCCAGATGATGCACAATCTGTAAGTATAGAGTTTAGACCTGCAACACAACCAACATTTGATTTTGCTACTGCATAAGTAGTATTTAAGTAATAATGAGCTACAATAGTAGAGTATAAAACTTTACTATGCCTACAACAGCTAAAACACTTCGTGCGATTGACCGCTTGCGTAAAGCAGCAAATTTAGAACCCACTAAAAAAGAAGTTACATTATCCGATGGAACTGTATTTGAAATGTGGATAACACCTCTGACATTAGCTGAAAAAGAAAGAGCACAAAGAATGACTAAATCTGACGATGCAAATGAATTAGGTTTACGTTTACTTACTACAAAAGCCAAAGATAAAAATGGCGACTCTTTATTTCAAGTAGGTGAAATTGATGTTCTTAAAAATGAGGTAAGAGATTCTGATTTACAGTCATTAATTTTAGCGGTAATTGTTGAGACAGAAGAGCCTATCGACCCAAAAGACTAAGTGCCGAACTGCGTAAAGATAATTTAATGATGTTGCAGTTTGGTATTGCTAAAGAGTTAGGCATGAGTCTTGTCCAGATCAAACAGATGACATTAGAAGAAATTTTAGGCTGGAGTGCTTACTTTCAAATACTTAATGAGGACCAAGAAAAAGAAATTAATAAGTCTAAAAGACGTATGTAGTTTTATCTTTTATAATAAAGTTTAAAGTACAAATTTTTAGTTGTGGCTACATACGATGCTCAGATAAGAATAAAAGTAGCAAACTTAAATCAGTTAAAGAAGTTAGAAGATAGAGTTAATAAAGTACAAAATGCGTTACAGGGCAAAAGTCCTACAGGAAAACAGGCTAAGGCAAATATAGCTGCAACCTCACCAGAATTACAGAAAGAAAAGTTAGTAACAAAGGAATTAAAAAAGCAGTTAAGAATACGACAACAGATGAAGAAAACACCTGGAGGTGCAGGTGGTACAAGTAGAGGAGGAAAAGGAAAAGGAGCTTTATCAGGAGCATTAATAAGTGGTGCATTTCCATTGTTATTTGGACAAGGTCCACTAGGTGCTGCTGCTGGTTTCACTGGTGGAATGATTGGCGGTAAATTAGGTGGTCAGATGGGAGGTTTTGCAGGGGGTCTTATTGCAACTGCTGCTTTAACACAAATACAAGAATTTTTAGGATCTGCTGCCCAAGTGGGTCAGGCTTTTAGCCAAATAAATCCAAACCTAGACACACTTACAAGTGCTTTAGGTTTAGCAGGTTCGGCAGAAGAGAAAAGAATAAAATTAATAGAGCAAACAAAAGGTTCTCAAGCAGCTTTAACAGCAGTTACTGAAAGAATGAATGAAATGATAGGTGCGGAAGCAGTAAAAAATTTAACTGAATTTGGAGAGGTAAGTCGTTTAGCAGGTAATGAATTTAAAAAGGCAATGACAAAAATTCAAGCTGCTTTGGCTCCTTTTTTAAAAGGATTTCTAGTTGATGCACAACGAGCAGAAAACAAAAGATTAGCAAAAATTGCAGGTTCAGAAACTAATACACAGCTTCTTGGTTTAAGAGGTGAACTTGCGGATTTAGAAAGTCAAACAGGAGGAGGAAGAAAAAAAGTTAAAGATAGAGGTGATCGTATAAATGTTTTAAAGGCAGAAATACTAGCTCTAGAAGAAAATTTAGCAAAAACAGGAAAAGTTTTAGAATTAGAACAACTTAGAAATGACCAGTTTAATGCTGCTGGACAAAGTCTACAAGAACAGAATCAATTTTTAGAAAATAGTATAAACTTAGGAAAGTTAGGTGCAGACATTGAAAAAGAAAAACTTCGTAGAGCAAAATTATTAGGTATAGAAGCAAAGGATTTAACTAAAGAACAAGTTAAACAAATAGAAAATGATTTAACTCGTAACAAACAATTAAAAGAACAATTACAGACACAAGAACAAATTAAAAACATTTTAGCTGGTGGCATGACTAATGCTGTTATGGGATTGATTGAAGGATCTAAGACATTAGGACAGGTATTAGCAGATGTAGCAAAACAACTTGCAAGTATGTTCTTAAATAAAGCATTTAGTAGTATTTTTGGTGGTATGTTTGGTGGTGGAGGAGGTGTAGGTGCATTGCCAGCATCACCAATTTATGTCGCAGCACAAGGTGGTTTTAGCAGAGGAGGTGGATTTAAAGCTTTTCAGTCTGGAGGTGTTGTAAATTCTCCTACTATGGGAATGGTTGGAGAAGGTGGTGAGTCGGAGTATATTATTCCAGCTTCTAAGATGGATGGTGCGATGGCTAGATATTCAGCAGGTGCTAGAGGTGGTTCTGTTATCCCAGGTGGTTCTGGAGATTCTGGTACAGTTTCAGGTGGATCTGGTAATACAGTTGTTGAATATACAGGACCTACATTAAACTTTAATGGTGATGAATACGTTCCAAAATCTGCTGTTCCTCAAATTATCGGTGCTGCTACAAAACAAGGTGCAATGGCAGGTAAGGCACAAACTTTTAACACATTAAGAAACTCTAGAAGTCAACGATCATCTCTTGGATTATGAGTATTACAACCTTAGTCACTTTTGTAGAAGTATTTAGTATAGACATCAATAACAACAAAAGCACAAAGCATTTATTACAAAATTCAAAAAGAGAACCTTCAGAAGAACCAAACTCTGCAAAGAATACAATATTATTCAATGGTAAAAATTATCATTACTTACCTTTTGTTTATCAAGGTACAACTATTAATAAATCAGGAGATAATATTGAATCTAATTTAATAATGGGAAATCATCCTTTAAGTATGGCAAAAGCACAGGAAGCTGTTGTTAATAAATATTTTGTAGAAGTTAATGTATGTATTATGTCGAACTCTAATATTGATACTCTTAAAAATACTTTAACTACAGATACATGGCTTGCTTCTTCTCTGTCTTACGATCCAGAAGTTGTAGAAGTTTTATTAAGTAGTGCGGTAGATGCTGTTGGTGTTAATTTACCAAGTTTAGTATTAACAACGGATGCTGTTGGTAAACTACCTGTAACAAGTGATATTCAAAATAGATGAAGCCACATCAACTTATTGGTTTACCTTATAGATTAGGTGCTGATCCTATAAAAAATCATGCAGTAGATTGTTTATCTTTGGCTCGTACAGTTTTAAAATATTATGGAATAAAATCACCAGCACCTACAAGAGATTGGTATAGGCGAGTAAGAAAAAAGGATTTTGATATATTTAAAGAAGAACTTGAAAAGTGGGGAAACGAGACAAAACAGTTTAATATAGGTACAGTTGCATTATGTAAATCTAAGAATGGATTTGGTCTTGCTGTTTATTACGAAGAAGGATGGATAAACTGCGGAGAATCGGAGGTAAGATGGAGTCCCTTAGACGGCCTGGAGGTCGTAGGGTGCTATTCCCCGCAGAAGTTGAATTATGTGAAACAGTAGGTATAACAGAAGATGAATATTGGTATTTTGTAGAGTTAACACAGGCATATAACGGAAAAAGACCTAAAGAATATGATGAAATACCTTATGTTGTAAATGATTTTATTTCAGCAGCAATTACTTTTTTAGGAAGTGGAACGGCAGCAGCTAATTTAGTTCTTGGAATTATTCTTACACTTGTCTCTGTTTTATTAACACCAAAACCTAGAGCACCTAAAACTCCTCCTAGTCTTACAACTGCTGGTCAAACAGGACCAAAAAGATTTGCACCGCAGACAGGTTTTAATTCAGTACAGGAATTAGCAACTCTTGGTGAAATAATACCTTTAATATTTACTAAACAAGAAGTAGAAACAGATGGAGGTTATACCAGAACTTATGGTGGTATTCGTGTAAACACAAGGCTTTTATGGTCACAGATGTTAAGTCTTGGTTCTGGTCAGCAGTTAAAAGCATTATTTATGATTGGCTTGGGTGATTTAGCATCTAAACCAGAATTTGCAGGTTATGCCATTGGTGATTTGTTATTAAAAAACTATTTAAATAAAAAGTTAGCATTATATGTAATGACAGATGGTGGAAGGCCACAAGAAGGACCAGAAAAATATGATGAAGGTACTTTAGAACAACAAACTGACAGGAGAGGTAATACTTTTGCAGATGTTATGTCTGTTGATTGGGATCAAAATGCTAATGCTACAAACAGTATTGTAAGTAGTGCCAGAACTCCTAATACACAGACAATTTTTGGAGTTTATTCTCCAATGCCTAATAGCATGAGGTATAGAGTTCCTTATGAATTAGTTCTTAAAGCTAAAGACTCAAAAAATAAAGGAGATATTGATAAGAAAAGAAATAAATTAAGAACAAACTTTCCTAGATATGCCTCTTTATATGCAATAGATAATAGTGAGTCGGATCAAACAAGTAAAACTGTTAATAAAAATCAAACTATAAAATATAGTATTGCTGATTTTAATTCTGAAACAGAATTTGACCCAACTTTTGACCCTTGGGGTGTAGAAGATGTTAAATCTGCTGTTGATGCTTCAAGGGAAGAAGCTGATGATGCAATTCAAATAGGTGAATCTTATTTAGCTGGCTCTGCTTTAGTTGTTTGTACTAATAAAAGTAGACCAATATGGACTTCAGATCATTATCAAAATTGTACTTTTACTGTTGATACATCAGGTGTTGTTGATATTAGAACAGGGCAAAATGGTTTAAAAGGAGCACATAAAGGTTATCAATTATTAACGCTCCAAAAGGTTGCTATTGGAACGATTAGTAATAGCAAAGCGTGTGATGTAACAGAAATTGGTTTGAAATCAAAAGTATTTAAACAGGTAACAAGTTTTCCAAATGCCAATAGTCACCCTGGGGCTGTTGGTTGGAATGAACAAAAT